TATTATACAATCTTAACGGACAAGTTATACGTAGACCTAAAGGTGTTTACATAGAACATGGTAAAGTTAAATATAAAGTAAATTAATATGGACGGTTTTTATAAACAAATGAAAAAAAGATTTCAAGAGGGTGGTAATAATGATGCCAAACTTAAAGAAGAAATTGAAAATGCACAAATACAATCTAAAGGTAGCATAGATCAAAGATTTCCTGTTATTCATAATCCTACTTCATCTAAAGAAAGAATGACAAGATATATTGATTTAACTAAAAAATATAATGAAGCTACAGATAGTTTAACTAATGTAAATACTAATAGAGCAAATCAAATTACTAATCCTGCTCTTAGAGAGGAAATGTTAAATAGAATAAATTCAGGTGAGTTTCCTAATTATGATTCACCTAATGCTAAACAAGATATACCGGGAAAACACACGGTTGAATATGAAGATGGAACAACTGATTTATCAAGAGGTGAATTAAAAAGAGGAGGGGCATGTGGGCCCAACGGGATTTTATAAACTAAAAAACAAAAAGTATGGGAATACTAGGAAAGATTTTTTCAAGTGCAGGAAGCAACTTGGTAGAATCAGTAGGTGGGGTCATAGACAACCTAGTAACAACAAAAGATGAAAAACTAGAAGCTAAAAGAAAGCTAAAAGAACTTATATTGAGTCATGAGGCTCAAATGGAAAAAAACATAACTGACCGTTGGACGGCAGACATGAATTCTGATAGTTGGTTAAGTAAAAATGTAAGACCTATGGTTCTTATTTTTTTAATAGTATGTACTATGTTATTAATATTTATTGATGCTGGTACAATTAAATTTGAAGTAGAAGAGAAATGGACAGATCTTTTACAATTAGTATTAATAACAGTAATAGGAGCCTACTTTGGTGGTAGATCCGTAGAAAAATTTAAAAAGAAATAATCATGGCAAAAGAACTATACAAAATGAAAGCTGGTGGCCCCAAAGGTAAAAAAGGTGGTAAAGGTGGCAAAGGTGGTAAAGGTGGTGGCAAACCTAATGCTGGTAAATCAGGTAATCAAAATCCTACTAGTGGTAAAAAAAGAGGTAGACCAACAGGTTCTAAAAATAAAAAGAATGAAATTACAAACAGAGACGCTGCTAGTAAATTAGGTAGTTCAGCTTGGGGCGGTATTAAAAGAATGGGTAAGTGGATTCTTCCTGCACTTGCTGCAAAAGAAATTTCTGATCTGACTGGTTTAACTAATGCTGTATTTCCTGATAAGATTGATTCAAATAAATCAGATTATAAAACAAATTTTGGTGACAATCCTGGTACTAAGAATAGATCTAATCCAAATACAAATAAATCTAATAAATATCAATTTGGTGGTCCACAAACAGTTAATCATAAAGGAATGAAAGTACCTGGAATGTATAACGATGGTGGTGCAAAAAAATATCAAAGTGGTGGTGAACCAGGAAGAGAGCAAACTCCAGGGGAGAAAAAAACAGAAGGGGAAAGAAAGGGAGATAACATGTCAGATATAAAGAGGGAAGTTAATACACCAAGCCATAACTGGAATAAAAAACTCACTAAATTATCTAATAAAAGAAGAGCTAGTAAAGAAAAAGATGCTAAAAAAGGAAAGGGTAAATCTGGAAAAACAAAAAGAATACAAAAAAGAATTAATAAAGAATATAGAAAGATTAATTAATGAAAAACACATTTACTTTTAGAAGTGTAGGTGGTAAAAAAAGAAAAGGAGTTCATAGCAAAAATGCTAGTAAATCTCAAAATTCTTATAAAAAACCTTATAGAGGTCAAGGTAGATAATTAAATTATTATTCCTAAACTAAAGGCTACTATCATTAATAGTATATAACAAGCATTTGTAATATTTATTTGTTTCTTTTCCATATATAAATAATATACGAAACAGATGTGAATTGTATGTTATGGGTATGTTAAGATATTGTTAAAAAAAGAGGAGACTATTGATCTCCTCTTTCTTTTATAAGTCCCTCAAGAATTATAAGGTAATTTATGGCATCTCCTATTTTCTCATCTAAGAGTTCATCTGTAGGAACTTCATTAGGTAATTTGCTTAAAATAGTTTTGATTGATTCAAAATGTTTACAAGCATATTCCCAAGCTACACCTTCTGGTGTATCATGAAACGAGAAACCTACTCCATTTTTAAATGATTGGAATACATCTAGATCAGTAGCATATTCGTTCATTTTTCTAGAATAAGTTTCTCTAGTCTTTTCAAATCTCTTTTCTAAGAGATTATTAAAGTCTTTAATTTTCATCTAAAATTATATTCATGTTATCAACATGATTTTCTGAAGTTTTAATATTTGTCATATTAACCATAACTTCATTTCCTTTAATAATATTTTTTGGAATGCGAGGCATTCCCATGTCATCTAATGACACTTTTATGGTTTTTTTCATAATTAAAAAAGTATTTAGAGTTAATTTAATTTGTTGATATCATCACCAAATGTTTTTTTCATTAACTCAGTTAGTTTTAATTCAAGCCACGTAACAATTTCTATTGTAGCTTTAAGGATAAATCCTATTATCCAAAATAATATAACGATCCCAAGTAGAAATATACCACTTATTGATCTAATGCAATGTACTAAATATTTTCCAATTTTTTTCATAATTTAAAATATATATCTAATTTTATTCCAAGGTATTAACGTATCATGCAGTTCTACAAATTTATTTATAAATTGTCTTTTTAATTCTGTTCTATATCTAAGATTATTACCTCCAAATTGTGAAATTTTTTCTTCTTGCATTTCTTCTATTCTTAAATCTTTTTCGGTTTCAGGGTGTTTTAAAAGATTTTTATAATGTTTGTCTATTTCATGTGTTAAAAATATACATTCAGCAAAAACTTTACTTTTATTTTTCACCTCTTTATCTAATATGCAAAATAATTCATCATAGTCATATAACCAACCATCATAAACAATAATAGGGCTAAAGTTAACATGTACATCATATCCTGCTTCTATAAATTGATCTATTGCTTTTATTCTTTCTATTATTGTAGATGTATTAGGCTCATGCAGTTTTCTTTTATCTTCAGGCATTAAGCTAAATCTAATTCTTATTTTTTCTTTTGGATTATATTTAAGTAATTCTGGGTTGACATATTTAGTTGCAAATGTTCCCATTGCTTTATCATTATGTTTAAAAAATTCAAATATTCTTTTCCATTCATGATGTTTAAGATGAAGAGCAAAGTCTTCATTGCAACCTATATCATAAGTAATGTATTTTGAGTGTGTTTGATTTGGTTTTTTTGTTTCTAATTGTGCAAATATAACATGTGTATTTATTTCTGTAAGGATCTGATTAACATTTTTTGGTATAGATAAACCTTTTGGTTTGTGCCTTTTCATATAACAATATGAACAGTCATATAAACATCCCCATCCAAAACTAGGAGATATAAAGTCTGAAGACCGCCCTGATGGACGGATCTTCATGCTTTTACGTATATCTTTAGTTATTAAACTCATATTTTAAATTCTTCAAAAGTATCATAATCTTGAGCTTCCATATCAGCATCAAAGTCTGATCCTGTCATAATAGCTTGACTATATACTGCTGCAGATCCATAAACTCCATCCTCTACATGACCATTACCGTTTGCATCTGTCCAGTTTTTATCCATTTGGTGTAAACCAGATTGACTCAATAGTTCTGCAGTCATAAATTCATGAAACTTAACTTGATCACTCATCCATGTTCTTGGGTGAGATTTCTTAAAAGAATGTGTAACATGATTGTAAAATGTCCATGCATTATTAAGATCAGCATTATAATTATATGATGGATCTTTCATTTCTGCTTTAATACAAGAAACTTGTGAAGCATCTATGATTTCTTCATCTAAAAATAATCTGCCCACTAATTCAGCTTGACTTTTCTTAGGTAAAAATATTTTTCTCATATTATTCTTATCATCAATTAACTTAGTATAGTACTTATTAGCTGATTTAATTTGTGAGCTTATCTGAGTATGAATATCATGATCTGCTTTACCTGTATGTTTTCTAGCATAGTTTGCCATGTCTCCACATAACATTCCATTGCTACATACATTTACAAAAGCTCCTACAGCACACTGAAACCGTGTACTTTTATCATAAGAATTAGTCCAGGCAAACATCATGCCCATTTCTTCATCTTCATTTGAAGCAAGGTGGTATACTCCTTGTGCTACTTTAGCATTCATATTTGCTCTGTAAAGTTCTTTTGTTATTATAAAGCCACTGTTGTCTAATAGATTTTTAGTAACATCTATGACATCTTTATGAGGAATAACTGTATAAGTTTTTCCATGATTAGGTAGTGGTGCTGCCACTAACATATCTCTTGTAGTAGTTGTTGGTCTTGTGTATCCCATAATTTTAGTTAGTTTATTGCCAATAGGGGGCCGTGCACGAATGAAGTGTAACCACGACCTTTGGCCCCCCTTGGACTTATTTACAAATATAATAATAAAACTTATTCAAACAACATTAATTGGTTATCTTTTACACCAATTATGTTATTTATTTCTTTCTCAATTGCATTTAGATAATATTTCTCGTTAATGTCATAGTCTGACCATTCTTTAGTTTCTAATTTATTCATTACAGTTTGAACCCATTGCCCAGACTCTAATTGAATTTCTCTTTTGTCATTTTTATTTATCTTTACTATTTTACATCCTTTATTTGATATATAATATCTATTTATTTTTTGCAATTCATCCTGTTTTGCTATTTTATCTTTAACATATATAGCGTGTTGTCTCCATGCTCCTTTAGATTTAGCCCCTATACAATAATCAAGAATATTTCTATTATGTTTTATTGTATGTTCTGGTAAAGTTCCATCAACAAAGTACGCATACAATGCTTTTGGAATGATCAGTTTAGACTTGTTCTTATGAAGAGCTAACCCGTCATATTCAAATCTACCTTTACATTTAGCTTTACCATTAGTGTCAACAGCTATATAGTTATTGACATCAGCTAATACTAGTTTACTATATTGATCATGTTCTAAGTTAAGATTAGTAATCTCCTCCCACTCTTTACAGATCTCCATATATAAGTCTACCTTATCCCGTGGGATTATAGTCTCAA